TACCAATGGTAGTATTGTGCAGTTGTATGAGTACGGACTAGCACATGAAAAGCCGACATTGCCTTATGTTGTATGGCAACAGGTTGATGGAGATGCTTACATCAACATAGATTCTGTATCGAGTGCCGATAGGCTTATTGTTGAGTTTAATGTGTACTCAAACACTGGTGCTGATGTAAAATTGATTGTAAATATGTTGCGTGAAGCGTTGGAACTTAGGGGCTACCCTGATGATATAGGTGGATTTGAAATGCAGCCAAGTGGGGTATTCAAGTACACGCTAGATTTTTCATTTCATGTTACATTGTGAGTGTGGTACGACCTCTAATTGGGTCGATTTTTTGTATTGCCTACAATGAGGAGTATTCATAATGGCAGTGATTAAGACGCAAGGCACTAATGTCTATGCACGAAAAGGCTCGACAGTAACTCTACTAACATGCTTAACAGGCATTGACCTAGGTGGTGATTCAACAACACGTATTGAAAACACGTGTCTTGACGAAGCTACATCTAAAGCGTACTTGTCTGGACTGTCCGACCCAGGCGAGGGGTCTTTAACCTTTAATATTGATACCAGCAACACAAGCCACCTATCATTGATTACATGGGCTCAAGCTAAAGATGAGGGCATTGAGTTTTTTGTTGGTGCGTCAGACGGAGCTGGAGTTATCCCAACAACAGGCGTTCCGCCAACCACACGCTCATGGTGGAGTTTTGTAGGTGGGGTATCTACCCCAGTACCATCGTTCGAAGCTGATTCTATCGTTGGGTACACTGTGACTTTGCAGCGGTCAAGCTCCCTAACATTCACTCCTAAAGCATAATGCTATGTGCCTGCGTAACTGGTAGCGTAGGCACAACTTTAATCGTGAGAATAGTATGAAAAAGATAACACTTGACGACATTAAAACTGGCAAGGTTCTTGGTAGTATCGAGAAAGTAACTATCAACGTACCCATTGGTGATGAGGAGTATGAGTTTGACACACATATTAAGCCATTTAGCTACAACACGGCAGTGGCACAGCTAAAAGCATATTCAGAAGATAAGGAATCGCTAGCTGGGGTTATTGCATCATGCTTGTGTGATGAAAAAGGCGTTCTATTGTTCACAGAGGACGATGTGCGTGACAAGTTTAGCCAAGCCTTGGTTGATGCAACTTGGGAAAAAATCTACGAAGTTAATTCTTTGGGAAAGTCGAAGAAATTAACCCAGAAGACGAAATCATCTGTGAAATCGCCATCGCCACAGGTAGAACCATCACCGAAGTAAAATCCCTACCATATAGCGAGATACAAACTTGGGTTTCCTATATAATGAAAAGGGGCAGCTTAAATGTTGGACGTAGGTTGGAGCAGGTAATGGGCAACTTTTCAGCAAACTACTTTAATTTTAATATTGGTAGTAAAGGCACTAAGGTTAAACCATCTGATTTCATGCCTTACGAAGAACACAAAACAGAAACCTTAGAAAGCTATATGGCGAGAATGGTAGGTAAATAATGTCAAAGTATCTTGGAACGCTCACGCTTGACTTGATTGCTAAGGTTGATGGCTTTAGTAGAAACATGGACAAAGCTAGACTAAAAATGGAGGAAACTACACGGAGCATTGAGCGTTCCGCAAAGTCTGCTTCTGATTCAGTGAAAGGCATGTTGGCAGTAGGTGGTGGGTATCTATCAGCATCCACGTTAGCTGGGTTTGCCGACGCATATACGCAGATTTCCAACAGGATGAAGCTAGTCACCAGTGGTAGTGGTGAGTTCAATACGGCAATGGATAGAACTTATGACATTGCTCAAAAGACAAGATCTGCCTGGACTGAAACTGCTCAAGTTTACCAGCGGTTTATGCAGGTATCTAAAGAAGTTGGCATAAATCAGAAAAAAGTTGGCGAGATAACTGAAACTGTATCTAAAGCTATTGCCATATCAGGCACGAGTGCTGAAAGTGCTCAAGCTGCACTTATGCAGTTTGGTCAAGCTATGGGGGCTGGTGTATTACGTGGTGATGAATTTAACTCAGTTGCTGAGCAATCGCCAGCGTTGCTTATGGCTATCGCTAAAGGGCTTGGAGTGAATATATCCGCCCTAAGAAAAATGGCAGAAAATGGCGAATTAACAAGCAAAACTGTAATTAAAGCATTAGAGAATGTTAAGGATTCTGTTGATAACGATTTCTCAAAAGTGTCCCCAACATTATCACAAGCAGCAGAAACCTTTAAGACATCAGCAACCAAAATCATTGGCGAAGCTGGCACAACATCTGGGGCATTGTCATCGTTAGCAGAAGCGATAATCTTGGTTGGCAACAACCTCAACACTATCGCCACTGGGGCTATAATCGTAGGCATTGGCTTGCTTACCAGAGCTATTGGTATGAAGACCGCTGCCGTATATGCGGACATCGGAGCTAGTATAAAACAGTCAGCAGCAGATGCAGCAGCAACACGGCAAAAAGCACTATCAGCAGCCCAAGAGAATGCTGCCCTTGTATCAAAGTTAAGAAATAACATTGCAGCAGAAGCATCTGAGGCAAGACTGGCTGGGCGTATCTTGCAATCAGCAGCAGCCGAAGACGTTAAAACTGCTGCGATAGGAAGAAGTACGGCTGCATTGATTAGACAAAGAGCTTTCGAGTATGAGTTAAGAGCTGCCCAAGGTGAATCAAAAAAAATCCACGAGGGCATTAACCAGACACAATCGAAAGGTGCTGCAATTGTTGAAGCATTAGGTGGTAAGCTAGGGTTGCTATCGTTGGCTGTGTCGGCAGTAGCAGGTAGTTACTTCTACTTCAAAGGCAAAGCTGATGAAGCAACAAAAGCCCTTTACGAAAACTCAGACGCTGTGAATTATAATAAGAAGCAGTGGGAAGCACTTAGCAAGTTGCAAAAACAACAAGAGGTTGGAGAGATAAAGGACAAGCTAGCCGACCAAAATAAAGCCCTAGACGACCAAGCTCGGACCATAACTCAAGTTGTTCGAGATATGGAGTTGTATGCAAGGTCAATGCAAAGTCAGCAAGCAGCAGCCGACAAATATAAAGACATTGTAGCCAAACTTAGAAATGGAACGATAAGCTATAAGGATGCGGTAGAACAGGTATCTAAAATCGGCGTGTACTCCACAGAGGATAGAAAGAAACTCCTTTCTGGGGTTGATGATTATAACAAGCTACGCCTAGTTGCACTCGAAAACGTGACCGCATTAAAGTCCGCTGGGGTAGCATCAGAGATTGCTGGGAATAAGCAGGAAAATGCAGCGAAACAAGCTGAGGAGTACAAAAACCAGTTAGCATTGCAAGCCAAAGCTGCGAACGATGCGAGAGCTGCGAACGATGAGTTATCAGTATCACTGCGGAAAGACACTCGTCAAAAGGCGATTGAGCTTGGTCTTATGACCAAGTATGGAATGAAAGCTAGAGAAGCTGAATTAACTACCAAGGTTTATTTAGATAACGTAGCAAAAGGCTACAATGGTGTGTCAAATGCACAAAGAAAAGCTATTAGGGATAGCATAAAGGTAGATGAGGAGTATCAAAAAGCGTTAGATGCACAAAAGAAAAAAGAAGATTCATACTCAAAACCATCACGCACACCAAAATCTACCACACCCTCCCCAACCGTGGCTAAGGATGACTACAAGCAATACCGCCAATCAATCTCAGAGCAATTTGCTACAGATTTAGAAAGCATAGACTTTAATCTTGAAGATGTTAAAGAGAATATTGCTAAAGCATTGTTCCCCAAGGATGAGCTAGAGAAATACACTGCACTAGCTGAACAACAATACAGAATGCAAAATGCTGAGTATTTTAAGAATTTAAACCTTGAACTAAACCAATATAAGTGGACTGAGGAAAGAAAACTTGAATACGCATTAGAGATGGATAAGGAAATCAATAAAAACAACGTCAAACGAACCAAGCTTGAAAAAGATGTGTATGAGGAGTTTTTGAATGAAAAGTACAACTACGAAATTCAGCAGCTAGATTTAGCACGACGCAAGCGGTTGCTTGCCGTTAAGCAAAGCTATATGTCTGAGACTGCACTTATGCAGGAGCGGTATAAGTTAGAGCGTGAGGAAATAGAAAAGAATATAGCATACACAACAGAAGAGCGTGATAAGCTTATTGCTGCATCGAAAGTCAGCGAAGCTACAGAGAAATTTAATAACTATACTAATGCTTCAAAGAACTGGGGCAGTATGGAAGCTGGCATGATGGGATATTCTGAGCAATATTCATTGATGCAGGATAGAGATAGCAAGATGGAAGCG